GGTAGACGGCCCTGAAGCGGCTTTAAACATGATTCGCACAATCAAATGAAATACAACCTAGACGACCAGGTTCAAGCCACGAGCCTAATGAAAAATATTTGGCCTAAAGTCAAAGAAGCATTGGCCGCAGGCAGGAAGTTGACCTTAGAGATTAAAGACGCAAGCAGAAGTAATGAACAAAACGAAAAGTATCACGCTATCATTGGTGACATTGCCAAGCAAGCGCAGCACATGGGTGCTAAGTGGGATGCTGAAACGTGGAAAAGGCTATTGGTGGACAAATATGTGCGTGAAATAGGCTTAACAAGCAAAATAATGGCTAATCTGGACAACGATGGATTGGTGCAACTTGGCTTTCAGACCCGTAAGTTCACAAAAGAACAAGCCAGCGAGTTTGTGGCATTTTTAATCTGTTGGTGCGACCAAAACGGGATAGAGCTAAATGATGATTCCAAAGTTTAGCTATTACCGCAGCAAGAAGCATTTAAAGAACGTGGCTAGTTTGCCATGCCAAATTTGCTATGTTGAAGGAATGACGCAGGCATCACACTCAAACCAAGCGGCTCATGGTAAAGGCAGAAGCATTAAGGCAAGTGACGAATTTACAGCCGCTATTTGCATAGAGCATCACTATGAGATAGATTCAGGCACAAGGCTCACAAAGCAACAGAGAGTTGATATGTGGAATGAAGCGCACCAAAAGACGGTCAATCAGTTAAAATCACTAAACTTATGGCCTGATAAGCTATCCAAATCATAAAAGGAACTGAAGTGGAAAGAAAATTAGTATGGCGCAATGTCGCCGACTTGATTCCTTATGCAAGGAATTCACGCACACATTCTGACGAGCAAGTCGCTCAGATTGCTGCATCAATCAAAGAGTTTGGCTGGACCAACCCAATTCTTACTGATGGACAAAATGGCTTAGTTGCTGGACACGGCAGACTATTAGCCGCAAAGAAGCTAGGACAACTAAAAGTCCCAATAATTGAATTAACTGGCCTTTCAGATGCCCAGAAGAAGGCTTACATCATTGCTGATAACAAACTTGCATTAAATGCTAGTTGGGATGATGAAACACTAAAAGTTGAACTAGCTGAATTAAAAGAGTTAGACTTTAATCTTGATATAACTGGCTTTAGTGCATTAGAAATTGCTGGATTGTCTTTAGAAAAAAAAGACTTATATCCTGATTCAAGCACAAAGGAAATAGACCCAGATGATTACAACATGGGACATCAATGCCCAAAATGTGGATTTGAGTTTGACGATGATAAATAAACCAGATTGTGCTTGGAACTTAACAGACTTAGCGGCTATTCCAAAAAATGGCTTAAAAGTCATGAGCACCTTTGCTTGTGGGGGGGGTTCAAGCATGGGTTACAAACGTGCCGGTTGCGAAGTGATTGCAGCCAATGACATTGATCCTGAGATGGCTTGGCATTACAAACTTAACATCAATCCTAAACATTATTTCCTTTGTCCTATTGGTGAATTGCTAGAAAAAGAATTGCCAGAAGAACTTTACAACTTAGATATTCTTGATGGTTCTCCTCCTTGCTCCACCTTTAGTATGGCCGGCAGCCGAGAGAAAGCATGGGGTAAAGATAAACATTTCAGAGAAGGCCAAGCAAAACAAGTGTTGTCTGACTTATTCTTTGACTATCTTGACCTCGTTGGAAAGCTAAAGCCTAAGGTAGCTATTGCTGAAAATGTCAAAGGAATGTTGATTGGAAATGCTAAAGGTTATACCAAGATGGTTATGGCACGGTTTAAAGAACTAGGTTATCGGCCACAGTTATTCTTGCTAAATGGTGCAGATTGTGGCGTTCCTCAAAGGCGTGAACGAGTTTTTTTTGTGGCTATTCGTGATGATATTCAAGTCCCATTGTTACAACTTGCACCTAAACATCGATGGATAAGTGCTGGCGAAGCAACACAAGACTTGCAAGTATTGACTGCAGATGAAATAAAAGAAACCAAACCAGCAGAAACAGATATTAAATTTTGGCCGGGTACTAAACCTGGCAATAGTTATGCTGATGAATGGTTAAGATTAAAAGGTAAGCCATCAGGTTTTAATACAATAAGATTAAATAAACAAAGACCAGCTTCAACAATTACTGCAACAGATTGCAGTAGACACTGGGATAAATGCAGAAAATTAACCTTTCGAGAATGGAAAAGATTGGGCTCATTCCCTGATGACTATCAAGCCAAATCAGACAAAATTGGTAAATATATGATTGGAATGAGTGTTCCTCCTAAAATGACTGAACAAGTTGTTCGTGCAGTGATTGACCAATGGCTTTTGCCAAACAATAATAAGTAAATTAAAAGTATCAACATTCGGAGATATAAAGTGTCACAAGGGATTTTATTCAAACCAACGCCAGAAGAACGCAAGCAAGTAGAGGCTATGGCGGGTTATGGCGTGCCTCACGAACAGATAGCGGTGCTAATTGGCGAGGATGGGATTGACGCTGACACGCTGAAGAAGCACTTTAAGAACGAACTGGTGCAGGGTAAGGCTAAAGCCAACGCAAAGGTGGGACAAACATTGTTCCAAAAGGCAACTGCTGGAGATACTACTGCGGCTATCTGGTGGTCTAAGACGCAGATGGGTTGGGCTGAAACTCAAAAGCATGAACTTACTGGAGCAAACGGGTCTCCATTGGAATTCACAAAGATTGAGCGTGTCGTAGTCAAGAATGACTAAAACTCTGCGAATTCAAACACCACAATGGTCATTGCCTTTGTTAGAACCATCACGCTACAAAGGTGCATGGGGTGGTCGCGGTTCTGGTAAGTCGCATATGTTTGCCGAACTAATGATCGAGGCTCACATCATTGACCAGAAGCGCAGAAGCGTTTGTGTTCGTGAAATACAGAAGTCTTTGAACCAATCAGTTAAACGGTTGCTGGAGACCAAGATTGAGGCCATGAACGCTGGCGCTTACTTTGAGGTTCAAGATGTTGTCATCAAGTCCAAGAAGGGCGATGGAGCGATCATCTTCCAAGGTATGCAGAACCATACCGCCGATTCGATTAAGTCACTAGAAGGCTATGACTGCGCTTGGGTAGAAGAGGCCCAAAGCCTGAGTCAGACCAGCTTAGACTTACTTCGGCCAACAATCCGCAAGCCAGGCTCTGAACTGTGGTTCACATGGAATCCGCGCCAGCAATCTGATCCTGTTGATTTTCTATTGCGTGGCCCAGAGCCGCCTAAAGACGCAACGGTAATTAAGGTTAACTTTGGTGACAATCCTTGGTTTCCACAAGTCCTAAAAGATGAAATGGAATATGACAAGCGGCGAGATATTGACAAGTATCAGCACGTTTGGATGGGTAGCTACTTAACAAACAGCAACACCAGAGTATTCAGTAATTGGAAGATTGATGACTTTGAAGCCCCGACAGATGCAATACATCGACTTGGTGCGGATTGGGGATTCTCGGTTGATCCGACAGTTTTAGTGCGCTGTCACATCATTGGGCGCACTCTGTACATTGATTATGAGGCTTACATGGTGGGTTGCGAGATCGTAAACACCCCTGAGTTGTTTATGCAAATTCCAGAGGCTGAGAAATGGCCTATCGTGGCCGATTCAGCCAGACCTGAGACAATTAGCCACATGAAGCGCAATGGCTTCCCAAAGATCATGACAGCGGTCAAAGGCCCGAAGTCAGTAGAAGAAGGCATTGAGTTTCTAAAGAACTACGATATCGTGGTTCACCCGCGCTGTGTTCATACTATTGACGAACTGACCTTGTACAGTTACAAGCAAGACCCGCTAACTGGTAGAATCTTGCCAGTTCTTGAGGACAAAAAGAACCACGTAATTGATGCTTTGCGTTATGCGTGTGAGGGAATCAGGCGATCAGCGGTTACCAAGCCAGCTATATTTACGCCATTGCCCAATGTCAAACGCTGGTAGATAATCGCCTTAAAGGACAAATATGGCACGAGTAACCAACGACCAAAGACTTGCAAATCTTCACGCTGAAGCACTGCGGCAGTTCAATGATATTCAGACTGCGCTGCGGGATGAACGGCTGCAATGCTTGCAAGACAGGCGTTTTTATTCCCTTTGTGGCGCTCAGTGGGAAGGCCCACTTTATGACCAGTACGAAAACAAGCCCAAGTTTGAAG